TTATTGATCACCAAGCACTCAAAATTCTCGGTGCACTGGTCCATCACCTGACAAAAGCTCTCAAATGTGGGGAACATGCCTGCGTAATTCTCGTAGATGCGTTTGCGATTGGCAATGTAGGGCTCGCGCAGGATAAACACGTAATCAATGTTCGTGCGCAAATTGGGCGGAATACCGAGAGGATATTGCATTGTGATGACTAACATGATCTTCCAATGACGCCCGTTCATAAAAAGAAGGCGCATCATGATGTCCTTGGTCCATTTGTTGTCGTAGAGACAGTCGTCCAGGACGACAAAGGTGCGGGGGTCAATTGTGGAGCGTTTGTACGTTTCCACTTCTTTTTTCACTTGCTTGAGGACGGCTTTTTGGCGCTTGAGGATGTTTTCGATGATGGCGGTGTTGTAAGCGTCGTGGATGAAGAGCTTGGGGACGTGGGCGGCGAAGAAGCCGTTGCCGGCCTCGGTTCCGGAGATGACGGTGCCGATGGGGATGTCCTGGTGGTGGAACATGAGGTCCTGCACGAGGAAACTTTTACCGGTGTCACGGCGGCCGATGAGGACGATGACGGGGCCCTTGTTTTCGTCGGGCCTAAAGCTGATGGAGCGCATATCGAATTTGGAGAGTTCCAGATTCATTGTTTAAAGTGTAATAGTGTAAAGTGTGATAGTGTGATGTTTGAATGAATGTTGGCACCTATTACACTACAAATAAATAATATTACGAATATTTAAACGCGACTGAGATGGCGACGACAACGAAACCGGATTGGATAAAGAAGTTTTACTATGCATTGTTGTATGCCTGGTATGCATTGTATGCGGTTGCACTGCTGGGCATTGCGTCGGTTGCGCCGGCCTACTTGGACACGTTGAATTCGGTGTTGAAGTATTTCATAATCGCGTTTTTGCTGGTGCGGTTCAATCCGTGGGTGGATTACGAAATGACTGCATTTGACCGCACGGTCGTGTTTAGCGCGGCGTTCTTTTTACTGGCATCCACAGCGGCCGTGTCGCTGATAACGAATGCATTGCACACTCCGAATTAACCACATTAACGCCATTTTCAAAAATTTATTTATATCATTGAAAATGTATACCATGAGCAATCCTAAAACGTTGGATGATTTGGAGCAGGAACTGGTCCGAGAGGCGGTTGAAACCATTGAGGCCAAAATCGGCGCTAAAAAAACGAGCGACCCCAAAATGAAGGACATCATTGCCATCGTGGAGCGCTTCATAAAGAAGCACGAGCTGGTGTGTTACGGCGGCACGGCAATCAACAACATTCTGCCGGAACTAGCGCAGTTCTACGACAAAAAAACGGAGATTCCCGATTACGATTTTTATTCGCCCAATGCACTGGGTCACGCCAAGGATTTGGCCGATGAGTTTTACGAGAACGGGTTTTCCGAGGTGGAGGCCAAATCGGGCATGCATCACGGCACCTACAAAGTGTTTGTGAATTTCGTGGGCATAGCGGACATCACGCAGCTGGACCCCACGCTGTTCAAGAACGTTCGGGCGGATTCCATCAAGGTGGACGGCATCCTGTATGCGCCGCCCAACCTGTTGCGCATGGGCATGTATTTGGAGCTGTCGCGGCCGGAGGGCGATGTGTCGCGTTGGGAGAAAGTGAGCAAGCGGCTGGCGTTGTTGAACAAGCACCATCCGCTGAAGGCCGAGGGGTGCACGCCGGCCAAATTGATGAAACCGTTCCAGACGCCGAGGCAGAAGCAACAACAACGCTTTAAGGAAAGCCCCACTGCGGATGAAATTGACGGCACATCAAACGAGAGCGACGAGGTGCGCATGTTTCGCGCGGTGCGCAACGTGTTCATTGATGAAGACTTGGTGTTTTTCGGCGGATACGCCATTTCGCACTATGCAAAATATTTGCCCGGTTCGGACAAGGCGCTGTTTGCACAGATTCCGCACTTTGACGTGCTGTCCGTGGACCCCGAGACCAGCGCTCGCAAAGTGAAGGAGCGGCTGGAAGACAACGACTTTACGGGCATAATTGTCACCCAGCACTCGGGCATCGGTGAAATCGTGCCAGAGCACTACGAGATTGCGGTCGGCAGTCATCCGATTGCGTTCATTTACAAGCCGGTTGCGTGCCACAGCTACAATGTCATTCAAGTGGGAAAAAAGCAGGTGCGCATTGCCAGCACGGACACCATGTTGAGCCTGTATTTGGCCATGATTTACACGGACAAACCGTATTACGATGTCAGGCGCATACTGTGCATGTGCAAATATTTGTATGACATTCAGCAGCGCAATCGATTGAAACGCAGCGGATTGTTGCGGCGGTTTGGAATCACGTGCTACGGCAAACAGGAAACGCTGGACGACATCAAAGCCATGAAAGCGGAGAAATACCAAGAGCTGAAACGCGACGATCCCGTTTACGAGGAATGGTTTTTGAAGTATTCGCCGATGGAGTATTTTGAGCACACTTACAACGTGAAAAAGCACAAGTTGACAGTGAAACGTTCGCCAAACGCGAAAAGCGTCAAGAACAGCGCAAAGAAAAGTCCCAGCAAGAGCCCCAGCAAGAGCCCCAGCAAGAGCCCCAGCAAGAGCCCCAGCAAGAGTATAAAGTTGAGCACAAAGAAAGACAAACGAAGGACGAAGAAAAAGACAAAGAAAAAGGTGAGTGCGTTCAAACGAATATTCAAATTGATTGCATGAATGAAACAATAAAAAAATAAAATATCAATATACAAAAAATGCAAACTTATATGAAATGGGGTTTATTTGTCATGTTGATTTACTACATTGCACGGTACAATTACAAAGAACAAACGGGCTTGGAAGGGTATGAAAACTGGTCGGCGTGCGTGGAGCAAGGATATCCAAAAGATTGGTGCATATTTACACCGAATCCGATGGAACCAGCACCCGGATACTGCAATTGTGGCGGCGGTCGCTACGGCAGTTATCACATCAATGGCAAATGCAACTGCTACTTGTATAATCCACAGCTGCAGCCCATGTATGTCGACAAGCTGTTTCACGATTTTTTAGAATAATAATATTGTGAACGAACCTCTTTGGAGGAGTCGTCATATAGAACATCATTGTCATTGTGTTCATAAGTTGGCGGGTCACGGTCATGGCACACGGTGCAGCAAAAGCATCCGAATCCGCAGTCGTCATAACATCGCATCGCATCGCACTCCAATACGTCTTGCATGACGTCGGCGCATTCAAACTCGTCGCATCTGACATACGTGATGGAAAACATGCCCACTATTACAGTGGCCAATGGAAAAAAAGGCAGAAGCAACATGTGTATGTGTATGCGTATGCGTATGTGTATGCGTATGTGTATGTGTATGCTTATACACAATTACTTAGTTTAATTAAATGAAAATATTTAATTAAATTTTATTGAACTCAATTTGATTCAATGAATGCGATGTTTACAACAGCCCAAAATTGGCAGGCAGCTCCGGAATGGATGTGCCATAATACGTCTCAATCTCCTTCAGCTTGCGAAAATCGCGGCGGGTCACAAAATTCACGCCGCTGCCTTTGCGACCCCAGCGCCCGGAACGCCCGATGCGGTGCAAGTACGTGTGCACGTCGCGCGGCATGTCGAAATTGATGACCGTGCTCACTTGCTGAATGTCAATGCCGCGCGCCGTCACGTTGGACGAAATGAGCACGCGGTGCGCCCCGCTTCGGAACTCTTGGTACGCCTTGTCGCGCACCTCCTTTTCCATGCCGCTGTGAATGCAGCACACGGGGAACCCGTCATTCGTCATGGCCTCTGACAAATCACTCACGCGGCGAATGCTGTTGCAGTAAATGATGCACTGCGACACGGAAATGCGCGTGAACAAGTCCTTCAGTGTTGCGTACTTGTCGTGGTCCGTCTCCAGAGCCACGTGAAACTGGCTGATTCCCTCCAGCGTCAGCATCTCGCTTTTCACCAGGATGCGCACCGGGTCGCGCATGAACTTGTCCGACAGCGAATGCAACTCGTCCGGCATCGTCGCGCTGAACAAACACACCTGCACGTTCGTGTTCAGCTGCTGAAAAATGTTGTAAATTTGCTCGTTGAATCCCGCAGACAGCATTTCGTCGGCTTCGTCCAACACCAGCATCTGCATTCCGCGCCCAATCGCGGGCTGACGGCGCAGTATGTCGTGCACACGACCGGGGCAGCCGATGAGCACCTGCGGCCCGTTTGCCTTCAAATCGGCAACGTCGTCTTCCGTCGAGGTTCCGCCAATAAGGAGCTGCACGTTGATTCCAGTCATTTGGATGGCCAGGTCCTTGACCACGTCGTGAATCTGCTTGGCCAACTCGCGGGTCGGCGCAATGATGAGCGCCTGCGGCTGCTTGATGTCCGTGCGCATTCGGTTCAACACGCCGGTTGCAAAAGCGCCGGTCTTGCCGCTGCCCGACTGCGCTTGGGCAATGACATCGCGGCCGTCAATAATGGACAAGATGGATTTCTGCTGAATGGGGCTGGGCTTTTCAAAGCCGTAGCCATATATACCGCGCATCAACTGCGGGTTTAAATCTTGTATGTCTTCCCAGGCCTCGAATTCACGGGCCTGGGAGGTTGGGGGAGGTGTGGGTGCGGTCATGTTCTTTGGAATGGGTGCGCTGTTTCAGAATGCGACGGTGTGTTTAAGCCATTTTCAATTGTTTATTTTTATCATCTGGCTTAAAAAAAGGCACCAACTCATTTGGATTTTGATTTGTTAAAATAATATAAACATTGGCGCAATGACATCATCATGGATTGACAACCGCACAACCGCAACGACTTGGGCGACGAGTGGATCAAGGACGAGGGCCACACGCACTTGCGCCGGTTCATTTACTTGACGTCCTGCTACCAGACGCGGGTCATCCAAGACTGGATGAATGCGCACCCGGGGTGGGAGGTCAAGGACTCCATGCACACGGAGTACCAAAACATCTGCAAGGAGTTGTATAAGAACATTGAGTACGACGACAGCGCGCACAAGAAAATCATCAAGACGTTCATCAAGGATGTGGTGCAGCTGGACAAGCAGTCGCTCGCGATGCCCTGATTTTGCGTTTTTCTCTCAAAATCATGCACAAAGCATTTAAAGCCATTGCCGTTATACACAATGTCGCAACAAGAATGACTTGACTTAACATCTGTCCCCGTGGCGCGTGAGCGGGTCTGATATGGTAAAGGGTATAGTGGAACCTGACGGGATATTGGCGAGAGTCTGATCATCCAGTTCTTCACCAGCAAAGAACAAGTTAATATCATTTGCATTTAGGACACCGAATGCTTTCGCCACCTTTTCCATAAGATTTACGACTTTATCAGTCGTTTCAATAGTAATTGGCTTAATTTCACCACCTTTATCACCCTCAAATTTCTGAGCAAGAAGAAATCCACCACCACGCATTGAGCGTAAATTGTAGTTATATCCAACCCTGCATCTCTTGTACGCCTTTTTTGTTACGCGCTTCTTGTTATGGCATCGCCGTTTACCAACGGCGTACCTTTTGCTTTTTGATGGCATAGAATGTTTATATAGTATATAATATTTTAAAATATTTTAAATTATCATTTATTTGCTAAATCATTAAAAACGATAAATGATTTATTTATTATTATTATTATTATTATTATTATTATTATTATTATTATTATTATTATTATTATTATTGAGCTGACGGGCGTGCGATAATTGTGCGCCGGGCGGAGCATCAATCAAAGTCCAGTTCTGACGTGTACGCATCATGGTGCACGAGCCGTCCGTTCTGCATCTGCATGCGAACGGGGAAGGTGGCAGCGAACGAGGGGTCGTGCGTCACCACGATGAGCGTGGCGCGGCGCGACATGGCGTCAATCATGCGCCGCACGTATTTGGCGTTCTCGCCGTCCAGCGCGGAGGTGGGTTCATCCATGAGCACGATGGGCGTGCGCCGAAAGTAGCACCGCAGCAAATAGACGATCCTGTTTCTGCCCCCCGCTGAGTTTGTCCCCGTTTTTGCCGGGCAAACATGGGAAACATTGCCCTGCAGCGCGGAGCTGCCATAATGCCATAATGCCATAATGCCATAAAAATATTTTAAATGAAATGAATATAAACAAATCTCTCAAAATACAAATAGTTTCAAATCTGAATTGCAATCCAATGACAGAGATAGTGCCGTCGATCACACCGGTGTATCAGATTTCGGATTTTGAAGCCATAAAATGGAACGGTTTTGAGTGCGAGTTGCCGCAGCAAATGATAGACTTGATTTCGAGCATAGCCGACCAAGTGGGTGCGCCATCATACGTTAAGACACCCGTTTTTCCGAAGCGGGACAAGCCCGAGGACCCGGTGGCTCCGGTCCGCAAAAAGCCCCGCAATGCGGCCAATGAAATCACCGAGGACGACTGGGAAACCATTCGCACGTTTCAAGCGACGGAGTTGAAGAAGCGGCAAGGCATCGACGCGCACTTGGACGGCATCCGTTCCGACTTGAACAAGATCACCG